AGTTTATCTTTGTCCTCTTGAGATACCGCATCGCCAGCAGCACTCATGACATCTTCCACCAGAGTCTTACACAAGGCTTCCCAAGTCTCTGCACCTTCGTGTTTGTATTTCTGGTTGAAAATGTCCTCAGAGAACTTGCTTCGGAACATAGGGTTAAGGTTAGATTTGAAGTTAGTCATTTAATCATCCCTAGTAGATGCTGATATTTAAGGTAAAGCTCAAGTAGAGCAAAAGGTCCAACAGTTAGAGTAGGCCACAGGAACCCCTTCCAGTCAAAGAAGTGCCAGTTCCAGTTGTAGCTTTTCTCTAGGTCTCTTAACTCTCGCATCCAGTAGATAGCAACCCCTGCTGTTGGCGACAGGGTAACTAAGGACACTAGGATAGCTACTACAGCGTGTGAATACGGATACTTAATCACTACCGCGACCCCTCATAGTTTTATCCTCGTTGTGTACACATTTCTTACGCATGGTAGTGCATCCGTAGCACTTGCAGGTTTCTTCTTCCGGTGTCAATCTGATGCACCCCTCTGTTGCTTATCCACCTCTAGCCACACAAGACGATCAATGTCAGCACGACTGATACCCAAGTCATTCAACTCACGGTCTGACAGTTGGTTCAGTTGTTTGATAGCCTTACGGTGTTCCCGCCAAGTAGCCAAGTAGTTCATATACCGCCAGAACCAAGTCATTACCGATTATCTCCGGACCCACGAATAACCCCACGTTCCTTACGAGAGGACAGTTTCTCCATATTCATTTTGATAGTCTCCTCTGGGTCCAACCCCAAGGCACCGTGCATAGCATACCAGTAGAAGATAACATCCCCTAGTTCCTTCTGGATAGCCGCTTCATCTAGCTTAGTGTCGCGGAAGTATTTCTTAACCTTCTCAGCTACCTCACCAGCCTCACCTACGAGACCTAGAGTGTTCTCAGCCAGACGGTCTTGACCATGAGTTATAATCATGGACTCTACGAAATCTGCGTAGTCTGCTTGTTTAGTTTCACCCACTGGTCCGTTGTTCTCCCCATAGTTTCCGTATTCATTAAAACGGTTAGCCTTAGCTTTCTCAATGGCCCGTTTAGCTTCTTCGTCAGTCATATATTCAATCACATCAGTCTCCCATAAAATTCAGTTGGCCCTGTGTGGTTATAGTCAAACAAGTACCAACAACAGTTATCCTTACCCACGCTCTTACTGCCTTCGATCCACTTGACCCTACCAACAGATACAACCTTCTTGCAGTACGCCATATACTCTGCTGACTGCTTAGTGTGCATCCAATCGGCATCAAACAATAACCAAGTAGGCATCTGAACACTATACCACTCAATGAACGGATGCAAGAACTTTCTGTCCCACGGTGGGTTAGTGATACAGAAGTCTACCCCGTAAGCCAGCAAAGATAGTGCATCATATTCGGCTATGTCGTCTGCTTGTGGTTCAATGTCACTCTTAGAGTTGCACACCCCAAAACCTTGAGTTAGATATGAGATGTGGTTCACGAGGCGACCATCGCCAGCACAAGGTTCTACATAAGTAAACCCCTCATACGGGAGATGGTCAATCAGAGGCTCTACAGCTTTAATAGGTGTAAAGTAGGCATCCCTTTCTCGTCTAGTGAAATTTGATCTCTTCGCCAAACCCGTCCTCCTCTTCCTCAAATGACTGCAAGAGTGTGACCAAACCTACAAGTGTGATCTGTGTAGCTACATACGTCTTGTGACTAATGTATGCAATGTAGATGAGCAGCACCAAAGCTAGTGCCATAAAGACTGTTTCAACCATTGTTTTCTACCACACTTTCTTCCATATTTTCCACCATTGAGTTTAGATACCACTGAGCCTTCTTCAAGTCCTCAATGCCGTTCTTGTACTTGTACCGCCAGAGGTACTTCATCACGTTACCTTTGCAATAGTCTTGATAACCGTCACCTAGAGAAGCCTTAATAGCATCAATACATTCGATACCTGCTTGGTTGTAGTGACTAGGGCTGTTTACGTTATCAGTCATTCCCGTACTCCTTCTCAAGCATATCCATAGATACAAACATAGGCTCAAACATACCGTTGTCAACCCCTTTCATTAAGACTACACCGTTCCACCAGTCGTTGTTCGCTTGACCCGCCCACGATTCCTCATGTCCTTTGTAGCAGCCAACCACCAGCCCAATACTATTCGCACCATCCTTAAAGTACACATCACGTTTATGACTATGACCACATACAGAAGAGTTGTGACGGTTGTTGATGACGGTGTAAGCATGGTGAATACCAGAAGTAGCTGTCCCGTAGTTCCCAGAACTAAAGAAATGAGCAAAGTCAACACCACAGTAGTTAGCGATTGCGGGGGCTGAATTGTAGTATTCGTGGTAGTCGTCGAACCATTGGTCTGTTTGAAGATGCCCAAAGGATAGCCCGTAGCCTTGTCCCGTTCTGTCCTCATTTCGGGGGCTTTCCGCAATAGCCTTTTTGATCCGATTCTCATGGTTCCCCTCAAACCCTACCCAATGGAGTTTCTTACGCTTCAGCTTCTTGTATGGTGTCCGTAGACGATCTTGAGCCTCGTTGTAGTGGTTGATGTCGTCACCATAGTTCTGCATCACTACAGCCTGTGGGTAACGAGTGTCAAAACTATTGAGGCTCCCCATGTCAGCACCATCACCCAAGTCAATAACCATGTCAGGCTTAACGTCAGCAATGTACTTACCTAGCCAGTCAAACCGTTCGTTGCCTACTGACGGGTCTGTGTGTGCGCAGGAAAATACTAGAATATCTTTACTCATCTTTAGTTACCTCTTGATCTTGCAGATATGTACTCAGGTAGAACAATGCGTCCTCTGGGTTGATACCGTTAGTCTCTAGCAAGTCTACGATCTTCTTAGTCATCCTTAGTCTCCTCAATCCTCATCTCAACTTCAGGTTCCTTAAGCCACTCATCAGGGATGAACTTATTAGCATACAGGAACCCATGACGCTTACACCAATCAGCATAGGAAGTCTTACTACCTTTGTTGATCTTAGAGTTCGCATTAGTAAATACGAATCTAATGTCCAACTTAGGGTATTGTTCCTTAATACGCAAGTGCTTTCGTCTATCTGCGGGAGTAAACCGCCCTTTAGTTTCTACGATGATACCGTTACTCTCTAGCACAAAGTCAGGTGTATAAGACCGCCACTGGTGATCCTCCCACTTGATCTTATGCTTCTCATATTCGTATGGGATACCTTTGTCCTCAAGGTGCTTACAGTTGTCAGCCTCAAGACCTGAGCGTACCCCATACTTTAGTTGTGCTGCCTTACGTTTGCTCACTTGTTCGCGTTTACTACTCACTAGGCGGCTCCCACATTTCACCTTCATAACGACGCAACCAAAGCAACCTAGCGTTCTCTAGTAGCTCATCAGCATCTCCATTGTACATCTCTAGTGCCTTAGCATACATTTCCTGCACCGTAGTACACTCTTGGTACGCTTTCTCAGCCTTCTTAGGGCCGATACCTTGTACTCCTTGAATGTTGTCCACTTGGTCTCCTGTCAACAGTTGCTTGTAGAAGAAGTAATCACCTTGCTCTTGGTCAACCTCTGTCCACTCTTGTTTAACGAAGTTATAATGCGTAGCTGGGATCATAAGCAAGTCTTTGTCGATAGAGACGATAGTGCAATCTCCATTCAACTCAGTAGCCTTAATCCCAATAGCATCATCTGCTTCCTGACCTTCTACTACTTCAGCCATCCACTGTGTTTGTAGTTGCTGTCGGGTAGCTGCTAGGTGTTCAGGTTTCTCTCCTCTCTTCCCTTTGTATGGCTTGATAGTTGCTATGTCAAAACGGAAGTTGTTACTCCCAGTCAAGTAAAACCAAGTGTCCTCCCCTAGTGTGTACTTACTTGGGAAGTGACACTCGCACATAATGTCGTTGCATATTTCATCTACCTTCTGCCTTGCTTTCTTCTCAGGTTCATCTCTTGCTGAGTATGCTGCACGGTAGGCAATGATGTCTGCATCTACTAGAACATTCAAGGTTACATAGTCTCCGCACGATAGATGTCACCCTCTGGTGTACTAAGCTCAAGCATATCCACATAGTCAAAGCCTGAACCTCGGATGAACTTCAGTGTATGGTAGGCTACCTCATGCAGATCATCAGCGTTGAACTCTCGTGTTACGCAGACACCACTTGGACCTTCGTAGGTCATAGTGTACTTCTCTGTCTGTTGTTCAGTGTTCATTTCAGTTTCCTTCAGTTAAAATAAGGGGCCAACCTAAGCTGACCCCTAAGCTTATCAAACGGTGAACATCGAGTCTTCTTCAGAAGAGTTCTCTTGAGGAGCTACGAAGTCTGTTACCGCAATAGCAATCAGTCGGATGCCTGAGCCGTTACCGTAATCTTCAAACTGCACCATAGCCTTAGTACCTTTCCCTAGAGAACCTTGCTCCTCATAGGACCACAGAGCTTTGTTTTCCTCCCCCTGCGTGTAGTCGATAACTTTAGGTGCGCCCCCAAAGTCTACCTCCTGTTCGTTCCCCTTCTTGTCCTTGAAGGTCTTGACATTATCAAACAGACGGGCAATCTTCATGTACTTCCCGATACCCAACTCTGGGTCTCCATCTTTGAAGCGGGCGTGTCCAAGGTTTTCCTCGTTCACACCAGAAGCGATCAAGTTTTTAATCTGAGCCTCATCTGTGAAGTACCCGTTGACTACACATTGTCCGTTGTGGTTTGCGATCTTACGACCTGCGTTGTTGTCATCGTTACCCATGTCACGGTCTTCCTCGAAAACCTTAGCATAGTCCAGAATCATTTCCATTACGTGTTTAGCCATAGTATATATCCTTTATGTTGGCTTCAGTAGTAGTTGTTTAATTAAAAGGTTAGTCTTTTGACTTCTTAACCTTAGTTACTTTTACTTTAGGTTTGTAACCTTTGCGGATTGCATCTTCAGCAGACAGTTGGCCCAGACCTTTTGCACCAGTGTAGTCTTTAGTCCAAGTGTTTTTGTTAAAACCCATAGTATACATCCTTTATGTTGGCTTCAGTAGTAGTTCAGTTATTTGGCCCTCACGGTAGGACTCGAACCTACAACCTAGTGATTAGAAGTCACTTGCTCTATCCAGTTGAGCTACGTGAGGTGTATCTTATTTTAGTTCCGTAATGCAACCTGCAAAGACTGCATCCTTTAGTTCTTTTGGTGACAGGTCACTACCTGAGATGTAAACAAGCTCAAGAAGTGCCGCTGCGAGGTCCGGCTCCAAACCGCTGTCAGTCAAGACGTTAAAGGTAACTTCAGGCCCGATACCTACGTCACGAGCTTTAGCAATGTCAAAGATAATAGAAGACGCTATAGAGCAATCCTCAACTGGACCCGCTGTAGCTGCTGTTGCTGTTAGTCCCATAGATAGGACTGCTGTTAAGATTAGGTTTTTCATTTGATTACCTTTACGTTCTTACCTAGTGCTTTGCAGATTTCTTCCATAGTCATCTCTTCTACGGGGTTCATAACCTCTTCTTCAGTTACCTCTTTACCGTTCAAGTACCAAGACTTAT